GTGTCGCAAACGGCGGAACAACTGAGTATTCAATTGCCTCAGGAGCATCTGGAAATATCTTTTCAGGCGATGCTGTCAAAATGACTAACACTGGTACTATTTTAGTAGCAGCTGCTGGTGATGAAATATTAGGTGTGTTTAGAGGATGTAGTTTTACTAACAGTGATGGTGAAACTGTATTTTCTTCGCATTTTCCTACTGGGACAGTATCTTCTGACATAGTAGCATTTGTAGAAGACGATCCTGACGCTGTATTTGAAGTACAGTGTGCTGGTTCTTTAGCGCAAACCGATGTCGGCTTGAACGCTGATATTTCTTACACGACTGGTTCAGTAAAAACTGGCATGTCAGCTCTTGAAATATCTGCAACTACAGCGGCAACAAGTGCGCAGCTAAGAATTATGGGATTCTCTGGCGACCCAAGCAACAACGAGCTTGGTTCAGCTAATGTAAATGCTATTGTAACAATCAATGAGCACTTCTACCGTGATAAAACAGGAGTTTAATAATGGCGATTAATAGAGCGCAATTAGCGAAAGAATTAGAGCCAGGCTTAAACGCCTTGTTCGGTATGGAGTATTCAAGGTACGAAGCTGAGCATGAAGAAATTTTTGAAACAGAAACTTCTGACAGAGCTTTTGAAGAAGAAACTCTTATCGTGGGTTTTGGTAACGCTGAAGTAAAATCTGAAGGTAGCGGTGTAAGATTTGATACTGCTAACGAAGGGTACACTTCTAGGTACACACACGAAACAGTTGCTTTGGCATTTGCTCTAACTGAAGAGGCTGTCGAAGATAATCTTTATGACAGACTTGGTGCTAGATACACGAAAGCACTTGCTAGATCAATGGCAAATACTAAGCAAATCAAAGCTGCTTCTGTATTGAACAATGCGTTCAGTACAACTGGCGGTGATGGTAAAGCTTTAATTGCTACAGATCACCCTATGGGTGGCGGTGGAACTTTGGCAAACCGTGCAACAACTATGGCGGATCTTAACGAAACTTCTCTTGAAGACGCTTTAATTAGTATTTCTACGTTTACGGACGATAGAGGTCTAACAATAGCTTTGAGAGGAATGAAGTTAATTATTCCACCTCAACTACAGTTTATTGCTGACAGACTTTTACAGTCTCCAGGAAGACCTGGTACTTCTGATAACGACATAAACGCTATTAGAAATATGGGTATGATGCCTGACGGTTATGTTGTAAACCATTACTTGACAGATACTGATGCATTCTTCATCAAAACTGACTGTCCTGATGGTTTCAAACACTTCCAAAGAGCTCCATTAAGCACAGCCTTAGAGGGTGACTTTGATACTGGAAACATGAGATATAAAGCTAGAGAGAGATATTCTTTTGGATTCTCTAACTTTAGAGCAGTTTTTGGTTCTCAAGGTGCATAAAGAACGCAGATTACGACGTTTTTAACTCAATCGTAATAAAATCAGGGGGCTACGGCCCCCTTTTTTTTCAATTGCTTTCATATATCTACCGTAGTAGAATTTTCTAATAATTAGCTTGATGAGGGCCGGCAACGGTTTCCATTAATACAAACAAAAGGAGTTCATAATGGCTAATCCACACTTCCAAAATTTAATATTATGGGCGGGTAATACTGTTGCAACTGAGCACAAGAAAAACCAGCCTATGTTCGCACCATATCCATCAGACCAAACGTTTTATATGTATCACAATGACTTTTTTACATATAACTCTGGTGATTGGACTATAACAACTACAGAGGCTGGTTCAGGTAGTGCATCTGAAGCAGTTACTTCATCAGCCGGTGGAGCTTTACTGCTTACTAACGCTGCTGGTGATAACGATTTAGACTTTCTGCAACTGAAAGGTGAAGGTTTTAAATTAAGCACTAGCAAGAAAGCATACTTCTCAGCTAGATTCAAAGTAAGTGACGTAGATCAATCAGACTTCGTAATGGGTCTTGGTATTACAGACACAACTCCACTTGATACAACCGATGGAGTTTTCTTTATTTCAGCAGACGGTGATGCTGGTTTAGATTTCTTAGTTGAGAAAGATAACAGTGCTACCACTACAGAAGATGTTGCGACTATGGCTGATGATACGTTCATTACAGTCACTTGGTTTATAGATCCTGATGCTTCTAAAGTGTTTTATTCTGTAAACAATGCAGCACCAGTAGGTGTCGTAAACACAAATCTACCAGACGATGAAGAATTAACAGTTTCTTTTGGTATACAAAATGGTGAAGCAGCAGCTAAAACCATGACTATTGACTACGTTGTTGCAGCAGTAGAAAGATAAGGAGTAAATTATGGCTGATACAGTTACATCTCAAACCATTCAAGATGGCGAAAGAGTTGCAGTCTTAAAATTTACCAATGAGTCAGACGGTACCGGTGAGGCTTCAGTGAAAAAAGTTGATGTTTCTGCGCTTGCAAAAAACAACGCAGGACAAACTTGCACTGGAGTGTCAATCGGCAGAATTTATTGGGCGACAAGAGGTATGGGTGTTGACGTTGAATTTGATGCGTCAACTAATGTGTTAGCCATACCTCTACCCGCTGACAGCACCGGTGACGAATACTATGATGATCGTTTTTCAGGTATTCCAAACAATGCTGGATCAGGTAAAACTGGCGATATTGACTTTACTACGGTTGGACACTCAAGCGGCGACGCGTATTCTATAATTTTGGTGTTGAATAAAAATTACGAATAATGGGTAAAAAATGGTCCACAGCAAGGAAGCGCAAGATAAATTGCAAAAGACCAAAAGGCTTCAGCGAAAGAGCGCACTGCGCAGGTAGAAAAAAACGTGGCAGATCCTAAAAAGGGTACAGGTAAAAAACCCAAAGGATCTGGCCGCAGACTTTATACTGACGAAAATCCAAAGGACACTGTTAGCATAAAGTTTGCTACCATTAAAGACGCTAATGCTACCGTTAATAAAGTAAAACGTATTAAAAAACCTTTTGCTAGAAAGATACAAATTTTAACCGTAGGCGAGCAAAGAGCCAAAGTTATGGGTAAAAATAGAATAGCTAGTATTTTTAAACAAGGCAAAGATGCCATAAGGAAACAACATGGCAGAGTATAGAGGCAAAACAGTAACTCTTAACAAACCTAGAAGGATAAGAAAAGGTGAGCCTGGATTTGGCAAAAAAACCAGAGTAGTATTTGTGAAAGATCCCTCTAGTAGAAAAGTTAAAAGAGTGACTTTTGGTGATCCTAAATTAGGTGCACATCCAAATAACCCGAAAAAAAGAAAGGCTTATTGTGCACGTAGCAAAAATTTAGGTGACGATAGAACTAAGGCTAATTATTGGTCGAGAAGACAATGGCGGTGTTAAATGGCTAAAGCAAAAAGCGGTGGAAAAATTTGTCCTAAAGGTATTGCTTGGGCAAAAAGAACATTTGATAAATATCCTTCGGCCTATGCCAATATGGCTGCGTCTAAATACTGCAAAGATCCTAATTACGCAAAAAAATCTAAAAGACAAAAAAAAGCTAACGGTGGTCCAGTTTCTATAAGAGGACAAGGCATAGTTATGAGAGAGAGGCTTAGATAATGGGACAGTTAGCAGAGTGGCGCAAACAAAACTGGGTTCGTATAGGAACAGACGGTTCAATAAAAGGCCCTTGCGGCACGAGTAAAAATAAAAAAAATCCTGATAGATGCTTACCAAAATCTAAAGCAAATAGTCTGTCGAAAGCAGAAAGAGCAGCAACCGCCCGCAAGAAAAAAGCTGCAGGAGCTAGAGGAACACAATTTGTGGCAAATACGCCAAAAGCAAGAGTAACAAAAAATAAAGGAGGAGCCGTGAAAAAATTTGGTATGGACGATGGTAAACAAACGTCTTATGAAGCGCACATGCAATCTGTAATAGAAGGCAAAATGAAAGAACAGAACCGCGTCAAGAAAAAAAATGGTGGGTTTATAGCCAGGGGCTGTGGTAAAGTTATGAACAATAAAAGAAAAGTAACAACTATTTCGTAAGATTATGGCTAAGACAAAACAGGACAAAGAGATTGAAGCTAAACAAAAAGCTAGAGAATCTGCAAAAGTAAGAAAGGACAAACCAGTAGCGGACGAGCGTATTTATTACAATATGCCTAAGAAAAAAACTACTGCTGCCAAAAAAACTACAAAAAAGGCAACTACTAAAAAAACCAGTAAATAGGAGCTAACATGTACAAAAGAACAAAAGGTTATGCTAACGGCGGTAAAGTTAAGTCCAAAGGCATGAAAAACGGCGGCAAGGTCAAATCTAAAGGCATGAAAAACGGTGGTAAAGTCAAGTCAAAAGGCTATAAAAACGGTGGCAAAATTATGTCTAAAGGCTATAGGAGGGGAGGAAGAGCTAAGAAATAGTGGCCTATCTATATAGTAATATTCCGTACTTCAAGTGCTGGATAAGAAAAGAATACACACATAATCACGAAAAATATCACGGCGAGTTCTTACACGCTATGGCCGTTGGTGTTACGACTATGCCGTGTAGATGTTTAAGTTTTCAGGTTATATTTACAGGTATAGAACCAGAAGGTGAAGAAGAGGATACTGTGCACGGTGGTGCTATGTGGGCAAGAATGCCAATAACCGCTTTAGTTGCAGACATACCTTTAGAAGAGTGGCCTGAGCCTATGGCTGTACATGACGCACAACCCTGGGATTGCTCCTCACACCATAACTCTGTTTATGTAATTGATCGCGCTACTCCTTGTCCTTGGATGGCAAAAATAGACGGTCAATTTTTTCCTGCTAAATATTTATTTACGGTTGATTATTCAGAAAATGAAATAGCCGATGATCCTGCTCAACACAAGCAAAGTCATGTTATGCAATTACTAGATGCTGGCGAGTGGACAGGAAATATTGTGGCTTTACCAAATAACAGAGTAAGGGTTACTCATCCAGCTTGGTTTGAAACCGGACAGGGAGCTCCAGATTTTCGACCATCTGCACATATACACTACTCCAAATCTGATTTAGACTATACCCTTGACGTAAATAGAATTTTTGACAATTTATATGCTGAGGATGATTGATGGCACTTTCAGGAAGCACAAACTTTGAACCTAACGTTGCTGAGTTTATAGAAGAAGCATTTGAACGATGCGGTTTAGAACTTAGGACTGGTTACGATTTAAAAACAGCAAGAAGATCCATAAACCTTATGTTAGCCGAGTGGGCAAATAGAGGACTAAATCAATGGACAATAGAACAAGATACTCAAACAGTTACACAAGGAACTACAGAATATTCTTTGAATGCGAATGTGATAGATGTTCTTGATGTAGTGGTAAGAAGGACTGTCAACACGACTCAAACCGATATCAGCATGAACAGGATATCAAGAAGTGAATATTTAAATATACCAAATAAGACAACGCAGGCTAGACCTTCACAATTTTTTCTCG